GACATGGTTATGGATGGCAAAGTGGATGACGTTAAGTCTGCATCACCTTGGTCATACAAGAACAAGTTTGCTAGCCTAGAAGCATTAGCACAAGGTGATGGCTTTGGGTATATCCCACAGCTAGTCGGTTACGCTACTGCAGCAGAGCTAGGCGTTGGTGGTTGGTGGGTAGTGAACAAAGCCAATGGTGAGTTTAAGTATGTAGATGCATCAGGTGTAGATACTGATGAAGTACTTGAACGAATCGAAGCTACTGTGTCTCACATCAATGAAGACAAACCCTTTGAGCGTTGCTTTGAGGCTATCCCTGAGACTCACTATCGTAAGGCTACAGGTAACCTAAAGCTTGGTAGTGAGTGTGGCTTCTGTTCGTTTAAACATAAGTGTTGGGCTAACCTGCAGACACTACCTGCTGTTAAGTCTACAGCTAAAGAACCACCAATGGTAGACTATGTGTTTGTTGATCCGCAATACCTTGAGGATAACAGTGACGCAGCGTAGACACACCAAGAGCTATCGCAGTGGCCTTGAAAGAGAGGTTGCTGCGTGGCTTAAAGATAAACAAAAGAAAGTCAGATACGAATTACTAAAGGTAGAGTGGGAAGACTTAAAGTATCGCACCTACACACCTGACTTCGTGCTTGACAACGGTATCATCATAGAAACGAAAGGTATCTTTGATTCAGCAGATAGACGTAAACACCGTGAGGTACAGCGTCAACATCCAGAGCTAGATATACGATTTGTATTTAGTAATGCTAAGTCAAGGCTGTACAAAGGTGCTAAGTCTAAGTACTGTGATTGGTGTGACAAGTATGGCTTTAAGTGGGCGCACCGTGTAATACCTGAAGATTGGTTAAACGAAGACGGTGAAGAGATTAAAGCTAAGCGAATAGAAGTTAAAACAAAAAGGAAAGTATGATGGGTTACACATTAAGTGAAGATGAAATAGCTATCGTAATACGTCCACAGAACTACGAAGAAGATTGGAATGGTGATGTATCTATTGAGTTATCAGCATCTAACGACAGCCCTGTACCTGAAATGGTTATGGCACATATCATGAATATAGCTACGATGATGTCAGCTTTCCTTGATGTAGCATCTGAACATCCTGACATTTATGACTTAGTAGAAGAGCATCGTAATCGTCTAATGGGTGTTGACGAAGAGGAAGAAGAAGAGCTAAAAGTCACACGTGAAGGTAACGTATACACACTCAACGCTTGGACTAAGACGGAAGGTAGCGCATGAAGAAAGAACCAAAACTAACATCGGTTTCGCTTGAAGACATAATAGACCCAGTAAATAAACCCATACACTACAACCAAGCTGGTATTGAATGTATTGAGGCTATTGAAGCTATGACTGAGAACATGTCAGGACATACAGCACCACACGCTGCTAACGTACTAAAGTATCTGTGGCGGCACGAATACAAGAATGGCTTAGAGGATATTGATAAAGCTATCTGGTATCTCAACAGACTACGCCAACGCTACACGGAGAAACATAAATGATTAGCCAGGATGACATAGACGCAATGAAACCACAGATGCCACACGAGAAAGTAGGAGACTTCATTAAAGCTTTTAATGGATCTCTTGACCCTCGCTTGTGGATTAAGCTTATTGATGAAGAGATGGCTGAGCTAATGGCTGAGAAGTATGGTACAGTAGCACACCTAAAAGAGCTTTGTGATCTACTATATGTATCTACGGGGCTTGCGCTTACTGCACCTGATCACATAGGTATGCTTATGGGTGATGCTGAACGTGAGACAGTTATTAAGCAACAAGGTACGGTTAGCCGTTTGTTAGACAGTGGCTTAGAGCATTACGGTGAAGCAGTTCTTAGTGAAGCATTCACACGTGTACACGATAGCAACATGTCTAAGCTAGATAGCAATGGCAACCCTATCCTGCGTGAAGATGGCAAGGTTATGAAAGGGAAGAACTATAAGAAGCCCGATCTTACTGACTTACTGGAAAAGGCAGCATGAAGTTTGACATAAGAATGACAATAGATATAGATGAAGAAGACAACATACTTCCTATATCAGAAGAAATGTATGAGCAAACCGTTAAGGAGCTTATACAGGATGTTGTATACGACTTAGATGCAGAGATTAAAAAGATAGAGGTAAAACAAAAACCATGAGCAATTACTTACCAACAGACTACCAGAGCTTCATTGCTCTATCAAGATATGCCAAGTACTATGACGGTGAAGGGCGAGAAAACTGGGGCGCTACTGTAGGCCGCTACATACTAAACTTAGTAGACAACAAGGCAGACCAAGCGACAACAGATGAAATACATAACGCTATCTTAAACTTAGAAGTTATGCCCTCTATGAGAGCATTGATGACTGCTGGCCCAGCGCTTGATAGAGATAACACAGCAGGTTACAACTGTAGCTACTTACCCGTAGATGATCCTAAGAGCTTCGATGAGGCTATGTACATCCTCTTGTGTGGTACAGGTGTCGGGTTCAGCGTCGAGAGGCAGTACGTTAGCAAGCTTCCTGAAGTGCCTGAGTTGTTCTACAGTGATACCACAGTCGTTGTCAAAGATAGTAAGGAAGGTTGGGCTAAAGCTTTCAGACAAGTTCTTGCACTCCTTTGGGCTGGTGAGATCCCTAAGTGGGATGTGTCTCGTGTACGTCCTGCAGGTGCTAGGCTAAAAACGTTTGGTGGTAGAGCCAGTGGCCCAGCGCCTCTAGTAGAACTATTTAACTTCGCTATCACAACTTTCAAGAATGCACAAGGCCGTAAGCTGTCTAGTGTCGAATGTCATGACCTGATGTGTTTCATTGGTCAGATTGTGGTTGTGGGTGGTGTTCGCCGTAGTGCTATGATTTCTCTGTCCAACCTGAGTGATGACAGGATGCGTCACGCTAAGTCGGGCCAGTGGTGGGAAACTGCTAGTTGGAGAGCCTTAGCTAATAACTCTGTATCATACACTGAGAAGCCTGATATGGAAACATTTATGCGTGAGTGGATGGCTTTGGTTGAGAGTAAGTCTGGTGAGCGTGGTATCTTTAATCGTGAAGCAAGTAAGAAGCAAGCATCTAAGTTTGGGCGGCGTGATGCTACATATGAGTTTGGTACTAACCCTTGCAGCGAGATAATTTTGCGCCCATATCAGTTTTGTAACTTAACAGAGGTGGTTGTACGTGCTACAGATACTGTGGAAGACCTGGCTAGAAAAGTTAAACTCGCTACGATTCTGGGAACCATTCAGTCATCCTATACAAAGTTTCCCTACTTGCGTAAGGTGTGGACAAACAACACAGAAGAAGAGCGCTTGCTTGGTGTGTCACTTACGGGAATAATGGACAACCCTCTTATGACATCAGCAAATGCTGGATTGGAGAAAACTCTTGAGCACCTTAGAAATGTGGCTGTTGCTACTAATGCTGAATGGGCTGACCGCCTTGGTATACCTGTATCTGCTGCAATTACATGCGTCAAACCTTCAGGCACGGTATCACAACTGGTGGATAGCGCCTCTGGCATACATGCTCGCCATAGTCCCTATTATGTCCGTACTGTGCGTGGTGATAATAAAGATCCCTTAACACAGTTCATGAAAGACAGAGGTGTGCCTAACGAGCCATGTGTGATGAAGGGTGATACTACTACCGTGTTTAGCTTCCCTGTTAAGTCACCTAGTAAAGCAGTCACTAGAAACGATATGACAGCCATAGAGCAGCTTAAGACGTGGCTGACGTATCAACGCTCATGGTGTGAACATAAGCCTTCTGTGACGATCTCTGTACGTGATGCTGAGTGGATGGCTGTGGGTGCATTTGTTTATGAACACTTTGATGAAATGTCAGGTGTGTCATTCTTGCCTCACTCAGATCATACTTATCAGCAAGCCCCTTATCAGGATTGCACAAAGGAAGAGTATGAAGAACTTTTAGCTAAGATGCCAAAGCACATTGCTTGGTCAGAGCTTACTGAGTATGAAAGTGAAGACAATACTGCAGGTAGTCAGACAATGGCTTGCTCTGGTGATAGCTGTGAGATTGTGGATCTGATATGAAACAGTATGTTATAGTAGGCAGAGCCGACTGTATGTATTGCAGTAGAGCAGTAGGGCTTATAAGAGACAAAGGGGGAGTGGTAAGTTACTACTCTCTCAATGATTCCAAGTGGGTGCTTGACTTATTTAATAAAGCAAGTATAAAGACAGTACCTCAAATATGGGATATAGAAGGTAATTACATAGGTGGTTACCAAGAACTAGAGAAACAATTAGAAGGAGTTTAATATGTTCACATCCGCAATCCAAGCGATAGTATTAGTTGTGTTTACGGTAAGTTTAGTTGATGAAGTGCTAGTACCAGCAGGGGAGTATGCTATTGAGAAAGGCGCAGAAGCTTACGATGCAGGTAAAGAATTGTATCAAGAGAAAGTAGTTGGTACAGATTAAGACTTTAAGGCTCAGCGTTAAGGCGCTGGGCTTTTCTTTAACGTAGGAGAATGTAATGGCTGTATGTAACGGTTGTGGTGTTGTATTAAGTGATGATAACTGGTTACCTAGCTGTCAACGTAAACACTACTATACGTGTAAGCTTTGTGTTAAAGAGCAAAACGATAAAAGAAACGTTTATCAAAATAAACAAAACCTTTACATAAATGGTAAGTACATTTCTCGTAATGACCCTCGTTATAGAATATTCAAACCTGGTAACTACAAGAACATTAATGATGCTATCTTTGAGCAGTCACCAGCTAGCACTATCAAGGAAGGTTATGTCTATGTTATAACTAATAAGGCATGGCCTGACTGGGTTAAGATAGGCATGGCTATTGATGCAGAAGATAGGTGTAATGGCTATCAGACTAGCAGCCCACATCGTGATTACATACTAGAACATAGTGTACATTCTAATGATAGACGTAAGTCAGAACAAGAAGCACACACTAGAGCAACCAAGCTTGCATCAGAGACTAACGGAGAGTGGTTCAAACTAACAGTACAACAAGCAATAGAGGTACTAGATAACTTAGATGAATATAGACGTGAAACAATCAAAGAAACAAACACGAACACGTCGAAAGACAAACTACAAGAACAGCCAATCCAAGCAGACTTCTGGGCTTACGCCGAAAACAGATAAACAGAAAGAGTTTCTACATTATCTAAAGGAGTACAACCAAGTCTTTGTATTAGGTCCAGCAGGTACAGGTAAGACTTACGTTACAGCTACCTACGCAGCAGACTTGTACACACTCAAAGAGATTGACAAGATCGTTATCACACGCCCACACGTAGCTGTAGGTAAAGACATTGGGTTCCTACCTGGTAGCTTAGAAGAAAAGGTTTATCCTTGGGCGTTGCCTGTGCTTGACGTGCTAGAGAAACACTGGGGTAAGGGTACTCTAGAGACAGCTATCAAGAACAACAATGTAGAGATGGCTCCTCTAGCGTTAATGCGGGGGCGTAGCTTTGAAAGTGCATTCATTATAGTAGATGAAACACAGAATATTACTACACATGAGCTTAAGATGTTGTTGACTCGTGTAGGTGAAGGTAGTACTATTGTGCTTAATGGTGACATACAGCAGTCAGACTTAAAAGAAGGTGATGGTCTGTCTAAAGTTATTCACTTAGCAAAGAAACACATGATACCTGTACCTGTTGTGGAGTTTGGTGTTGATGACATTGTACGTAGTGACATCTGTGCACAATGGGTAAAGGTCTTTATGAAGGAAGGCATATGAGTCTAGAGAAAGAAGCACAATCATTTATCTCTGGGAGACATAAACAGTTTAGAGAAGGGTTACAAGAAAACGCTAGGAATCTACAGCAATACATAGTAGATAACGTGCACAATACAGAAGAGAAACATCAAGCATTAAAGAACTTAGTAGAGGTGCAGATGTGGGCAGAGCGAAGTGCAACAATGCATGGGTTAAAAAAGTAAAGGGGCCGCTTGGCCCCTCTTCTCATTCTGCTTCCGTAAGCTTACGTCTAATCTTTTTCTCTAGCTTACCTGCTTGTATATACCAGAGTAGCAACACAGACCTACGACTATCTTTCTCAGCTTCATCGTATTCTGAGTCATTTATCTCTGCTATTGATTCCTTGATTGTTTTACCTTCAAAGCCATAACGTCCAGCCAAGTCACCCCAAGCTGCATCAGCATCTTGTTTTTCCTGTGGCCCCATAGCAGTAAACTCACCCCGTACATACGCATTAAAGTCTGATCTGTAAGTCTCATTCTTAGCAGCGAAGTCTTCTAATACAGTACGAGCTTGATCACGTTTAGCATTGATGACATTCTTGATCTTGTCTTCTAGGAACTTCTTCTTACGTCTTACATCTGCGCTGTTGTACACAGGGTCACTTGCAATAAAAGCTTCTACTTCATCAGCTAAAGAACCTTGTGCAATCTGCTGAGTAAACAATTCTAGTGCACTATTCTTTTCACGATAAGGGTTGTAGATAGCAAACGGATCTATGTTAAGCTTAGCCATCTCACGCTTCAACGCATTAGGTGGTGGACTCTTTGTGAAACCAGTGATCTGTTTTAGTAGAGGGTCAAGCTGACGAATAGGCCCATCACCAAACACATCGTGGCGCACAACGTCATACCCTGTGTCTTGATTATCGGGGTCCATCATCTGAAAGTGTGTACGTGTAGAGCTACCCATCCACTTCATTAGACCCTCTAGTTGTGACTCACCCATGTCAATGCCAGTCACATCTTTTAGTGTAGATGACATCTCATTCAAGTTAAAGTCTACTATGTTCTTAGCAAACCTGCTGTACAGATATAAGTTAGGACTACGTGGTCCACCAATGTCAGGCAAGGATACTGTAGCATCTAGTGTCTGGGGGATGTATGATGAACGTGGATCAAACTGACCGTAGAAGTCTTTCACTACAGCAGCAGGGTAGGTAAACGTACTGAAGTAATCACCTACTACTTTTGCTACAGGTTGCATATCAATGTCTGTATCACCATCTGCAATAGCTTTAGCTATGTTGTACATTGTACCTGTAACTTCATCTATAGCTGTACTACTTGGGCGAAACTCTGAACCAAGCATGAGATTCATCATGTTACGGCTGAAGCGATCCTGGTCATCTAGCAGATCGTTAGGCATACCCATAGCTACACGTGCTGCAATGTTAGCTGCATAATGTATAGGTGCGGCTGGACCCATAGCAGCTTGAGCATTAGTAACTTCACCAGAAGTCATCTGATCCTCAAACCAGTTTAATCCTTGATCAATGTTATCCTTCTGATACATGTATGCTGAAGCAAATATAGCCCCACCAGTAAGCTGCTTAGCCCATTCTTCATCAGTAAGTTTACCGCCTTTGTATGCAATGTTAAGCACAGAGTAGTCTTTAACAAACTTAGCCTGTGATGCAATATAACGTGGGAAAGGAATGATAGTAGTAGCACCTGATCTATGGATAAAGCCAATAGTCTTATTTACAAACTTACTTGTATCGCTTGCACCCTTACCACCAAAGCGATTCTGGAATGTAAACTCTAAGCTATCATCTAGTGCTTTAGTTATAATACTATCAGGTATCTCACTCATCATACCTTTCTCTAGGTATTCTTTTAGACTAGACCCTTGTAGTTTAAGTTCACGATCAATAGTACCTGCTACCACAGCTTTCTTAAAGATATGATCAGACATAGTGTTAAAGCTGTTAACAAAGTTACCTGCCTTGGCTAGCTTAGTGTTTTTAACTACACCCGCCTCTGCTTGTGCAGCTTGATAGAACACACGCTGCATTAACTCTGGTGCATCCTGACGTAGTAGTTCTACAGCAGTATCCGCTACGTATTGATCTTTAAGTAGGTAACGAGCAATGTCTGAACTACCTTTTAGTGTAGCAGCAGCCGACTCTTTACCTGTTACAGCACGAATCATGTAAGTATTAAACTGATCAACTACGTCAATGCCTGTCATGGCAACACCAAAGATGTTGTTACGCATTGTTGTAGCTGGCTGTGATGTCATGAACGCTCTACGTGCATCCTCTACATTACGTAACGATCTTGTTACACGGTTTGCTCTAGTTAGTTGTAACTGTGCGTCACTAAGCTCTTTAGCTTCCTGTCCTGATATAGTGGACATTCCCTCATCATACAGTGTGTCCAGCTTTTGCTGAAACTTACCTGCTGCATCTCTGGCCTCCTTACCAGTAATAACTTTACCTGTTGCAGTCTTAAACTGTTTCTGTTGCACAAGAATACGAGCAGCCTCTGATACCTCTGCAGCATATACAGCAGCTAGCTGTCTACGTGTTAGTCCGTACTTCTCTGCTGTCTTATCAAATAGTGTTACACCATCACCTTCGTCAATACGTCTAGCCAAGTACTCTGTAATACGCTGGCCCTTCTCAGGTTTAACTCCTAGCTGACGTGCTAGGTCTACAGATGCAGCACTAAGACGCTGAATAGTACCACGATCTAGTCCACCAATAAGCCCATCAGGTAAGTCTTTACTAAGAATGTCTACCTTAGCTTCCATGCCTTCTTCGACTAGCTTAGGATCAATAGACGCTAGAAGTTTATCTTTAGTGAAACGTATATACTTACGCCCCTCTGCTGTCTCATTAAGCTTCTTTAGGTCTTCTACAGCACGGTTAGTAGTATCTGCCATACGTTTAGCTTTAACTGTTTCCCCTGCTTTAAGAGTATCAACCATACGCTCAGCACCCTTGTACTGCTGACGTGCAGGAATAGCGTAAGCTGTACCACCAATAGCACCGCCCAGCGCACCAGCTAGTGCAATTCTACCGCCGCTAATCTCGTAATCTTCATCAATAGTTTCACCAGCTTCTTTCTTGATAAGCTCTGTGCCTAACTGTGAAGCTGCAGCAACACTGCCTTCAAATGCTACATCTAACAGACCACGCTTGATAGAATGCTTAGCTAGTTTCTTTAGTCCTGCTTTAGTACCTTCTTTAGCCGCCTGTGCAGCAACTGCACCTGCACCACCAGTAAGAGGTAGAGCAGCAGCAGAGATGTATGTAGTAGGTGCAGTAAGGATACCTTGAGCGTAATCACGTACACCCGCAAAGCCACCATCTAAGATACCTTCACCTTTAGCATTATCAAAGGCATTCATCAAACGAGCATAAGATTGCTTTTCTTTCTCTGCAGTCTTTTCATCCTTAATATAGTAGAAGTCTTTAGACATACTAACTTCATTTGTATTCATTATACGAAAGTGTTCTAATACTTCATAAGCAACGTCATCAGCAGACATTTGCTTTAGCTCTTCGTCCTTCCATCCCTTACGTCTACTCTTTAGGAAGGTAACAGCATCATTAAGAAAACCCTTGTTCCTTTTCAGGTCAGAGACTTTCTTATTCTTCATATTCTCAGGGGTGTAGTATGTATAAGGATCAGACATTATTATTCCTCAGTAGGTAGTTGCATCTGGACCATACGAATAACCATCTCATTGATAGGTAAGTTATTACTTTCCAAGTAGTCTTTAATGATTTGCTTTCCCTCTTCTCCTTGTAGTACAGACATATCAGGGAACTCATCTTCCATAGCTCTATAGACATTAATTGCTGCACTTGCTAGGCGAGTATCGCTTACTGGGTCTTCATCGTTTATACCTGTTTCTGCATTTATATCACCTACATCAATCTGATCCGCTGCACCCTTAAAGTATTTCTTAGGGCTTAAATAACCGAATGCAAAACGGAAGTCTATGCCTCTTACAGGTAATCCTGCTTCACGCTTTTCATCGTCACTCATGGCTTCATATTCTGCATACGTAATTTTAGATGCGGCCTCTCTTGCGCTCTCTTGATAGTCTATGTTTTTTTGAGCTACTTCACGAGCATTACCTACTTCTAAGTTTAACCCTGTGTCTTCCTCTTCATCTTCATCAGGTGTGTTGCCTAAGATAGTTGATACAACATCCTCTTCCTTAACAGGAAGATCAGGCTTAATAGCCGCGTTATCCTCTTCTCCACCTAGACCTTCTGGCACAGTAACGACTTTCTCTGCTTCAGGAACTACAGCGTCATCTATTTTATTTAATTTAGATGCTTCAGGTTTAGTACCTGTTAATATGTACTCTATGTATTCATCTGTAAGTCTACCATTCTTCTCAATAGACTCTAAGATAAGTTCTGACGCTTTACCGCTTTCTACACCCGCTAAAAGGCTATCCATCTCTGCAGAAGTATTTACCTCTTTAGATAGACGTAGTAGTGCTTGGTCACGTGTAAGCTGACT